GACGGCGCACTAGCCCAATGGGTGACAGCGTGGGAGTCGGAGATCACGCGAAAACTCTGCGGGCCCGGCGAACACGCAAGGCTCGATACCGACGTCCTGCTCCGCGGCAATATGCGCGATGCCGGCATGGCGCTGTCGAAACTTGTCCTCGCCGGGATCCTCTCACCGAACGACGGTCGGAAGCGCATGGGCTTGCCTCCCATTGCCGGCGACCAGTTCGACATTCCAAGTGTGTCCATGCCAGGCGGAATGAGCGCCATGCAAGGCGACAACGCCACCGAGAACATCGATGGAGGTGAAGACATTGCTTGAAATTCGTACCGCCAAGATCAGTATGCAAGGCGACAAGATCGGCGGCTACGCCAGCGTTTACGACGCTCCGAGCCACCCGCTCACCGTGCGTGGCATCAACGGTGGCAAGCCATTCACTGAGAAGGTAGCCCGCGGCGCGTTTGACAACTCGCTGCGCACCAACATCTCGCTGCTTGTCGGTCACGATTCGCGCGACCTCTTGGCAAATACCAAGAGTGGGCTACTCCAGCTCAACAGTGACGCGCACGGTCTTGCGTTCGAAGTAACGCTACCCGACACGCAGCGAGCAAAAGACATCCGCGCACTGGTGGACGCAAACGTCCTGAGCGAGATGTCTTTCGGCTTCAACGTGATCTCCGACTCTTGGAGCGGAAGTACTCGCACACTCACCCAAGTTCGTTTGCTTGAAGTCTCAATCGTAGAAAACGGCGCCTATCCGCAGACGAGCGCCGAAGCCCGCAACATTCAGTCGGGCTTAGCCCGTCTTCGTCTGCGTTTAAGGATGCCGCTATGAAACTGTCCGAACTCTTTGAAAGCCGTAAGGCGCTCACCGCAGAGCGCGATTCCATTCTCGCACAAGATTCCCTGACCGTCGAGATTGAAGCTCGCGGCCACGAAGTCGCAAACGAACTCGCAACAGTTGAAGCCGAGATCCGTTCCGCGCAAATGCGCGAGCGTTTCGCGTCGTCAAGTGCTGTCGAAATCATCGCCAAGCGCGATATGGAACTCGGACGCGAAGAGCGCGACACCAAGAAGTACCGCGACCAGTTTGTCGGTTGGTTAAAGGGTGGCGCTGCACCTGAAGTGCGTGCACTCTCGACCGCAACCACGCCAGTAACCGCTGCCGGCACGATCATGGTGCCTGCCGTCTACGAGACAGAGATTCTTAAGTTCCTGGCTGCCAACAGCACGATGATTAACCTAGCTGACTACAAGTCCGGAGTCACTGGTTACCCATCGCTTCGCTACAACACGCAGACCAGCGCAAACTATGGCGCAACTCTTGCAACTAGCGGTACTGGTTCGTGGATCGCTGAAGGTGGCACGGCCGTCACCAACGATATGGCACTCGCTGAAGTACTGTTGCCTCCAAAGTTGTGCTCGCCAACCACGCAGGTTTCGCAGACGCTGTTGCGCCAGGCGAACTTTGACGTCGAAGCCGAAGTGATGATGGATCTTCAAGCAAAACTGAGCAAGAACCTTGAATTCGGGTTCATCGGTGGAACAGGCACCAATATGCCAACCGGCATCTTTGATCCTGCGTCTACCTCTTGCCAAGTGCGCACTGGTGCAACCGTTGGAGCAGGTAACACGCGAGCTCTCAAGGTGACTGCTGCAACCTCCTCGGCGACCGTGATCCTCGACAACTTTACGCAGATGCGTTACAACTTGTTGCCGTCGGCGTATTGGAACAGTCCATCGTGCGCGTGGATTATTCCACAAGACGTTTACGCTGCTGTTGCTGCTACCACGGTCAACAGTGTGCCGTTGTTCGTCCCGTCTGCCGATAAGGGCATCACGGGCGCAGCGCCATTTACGCTCATGGGTTTGCCGGTGTACGTAACTCAGTATGTCCCTGTGCTTACGACCGCTACGACGCTCAAAACCGTCATGGCAGTGGTTGGAGACATCCGAGAGTCCTACTCGATTCGTCAATGGGCAGGTATCGGCATGATTAGGGATGACATCACCCTAGCAACGACTGGCCAGGTGAAGTACACGGCGCTGGCCTTTGCTAATGCCAACGTCACCCGCGGCGACTCGCTCATCCAACTGCGCGTAGTGAACGTCTGATTCTGATCCTCTCATCCTTCAGGTGGGTGGGGCTTCGGCCCTACCCACCTGCAGCGAGGAACAATGGCTCTAGACCTAGCAAAGTTCCGCGGTTGGGCAAGGATCCCTCACACGGATGACGATGTGAGCATCGGCATTGCTTGGTCTGCCGCCGTACGCGAACTAGAAGAGAGCACCGGGTGGTGCGTGGAGTCGGTCACCAGGACGCAGTGGGTGCCCGCAGCGCCCTTGACGATCTACGGAGGTCTGTACCTCCGTCTTGAGCGCCAAGGCGACCTGGCGGGCACTACGGTGACCTACAGCGATAGCGCCACGACGCCGCTCACCGGCAATTTGAACAGCGCAAAGATTCAAATCAACGGTCTGATTTACGTGGACATGGAGATTGCCAATGTCAATCTGACCTACCCAGTGACGCTGACCGTAACAGCAGGTAACGCGGCGCTAAATCCACTCCTCGAAATGGCGCTCCTCCAGCGCGTTGCGCACCATGTGGCAAGCCGCGGGGATGACACGGTCGCCTTGGACTCGACGTACTGGGATCGGATTACCGGCATGATGGGCAAGGGGATTGGGTAATGGCCGGCCACGTCCCATCCGGGATGATGCGCCTCGTTATGACGGCGCAGAACCCAGTTGCCACGCTTGACGCGTTTGGCCAGGCTTCGGAGTCTTGGTTGTCGTTTGCGACCATCCCGGTGCACATTGAGAACGCCAACACGGAAGAGACAATGGATGACGGAGGTTCAAGCGTGCGCACCGATTGGCGCATCCTTGCTGCTTTCCACCCGTCGGTGACTACCCGCTCCAGGCTGCTGCTCGTGGACAACGGCGTCACGCGCACGTTCAATATTCGTGCTTGCTGGGATCGCGATCAGAAGCGCCGTCGGCTTGAAATCGAAGCCACGGAGATCACCCCGTGAACATCGTCAAGGTGACAGTCGATACCGCCGAAGTCCGGCGCACGATGGCAAAGCTGCCAGCGAAGCTCAATGAGGCAATCCGCAAGAGCGCGATCCGTAAGGCCGCGAAGCCGTTTACCGCTGACTTGAAAAGATTGTGGCTTTCCGCTTCGTACAGTGGTAAAAGCCCACACCGTCGAGCGATTTCGTATGCAACGAAATTGAACTCACCCAAGCGCATGGGCGGCGAAGGTTCTTCGATCCGCGCTGAACTCGGTGTAGTGCTGGGTGCGAAGGGCGGCTCCAAGGCCAAGGGAATGCAGTACGTCTACCCCTGGCTTGAGAACGGATTCAACCACAAGTCATCGGGCAATTTCATCCCCGGCAGCCACCGCAGTTTGCAGTGGAGCATGGGGGTTGTAAACGGATTTATGCAGGCAATTAGTCGAGAGATCATTGCCGAAGCCAAGAAAATCCTAGGAGCCGCAAATGTCGTTTAGTGGCATCCATAAAGCGATCTATAATACGCTCTTTTCCAAGTCGGCTGACACCTTCGTAGGCATCCGTGCCGCTGGTAGTCCACTGCCATGCTTTGTCTACGAGATCACCTCAGCCACCATCGACATATCAATGACGGGGGTGCTCTCAAAGAACCACTGGACACTGAACGTCGAAGTAATAATCTTCGGCACGACTGTTGACGAGGTGACCAGTTTAGTCAACGACGTTGCAAGCATCTATTCGTCTGGCCCGGTCAACGACACGCCCAATCTGTGCAGCTTGACGCTTGCCGGGTTCAGCGTGGTCATGGGCACCGAATCAGCCGACGACGGCATGCAAGACCTCACCCGCACAGCAACTATCTCACTCACCCTACTTGTCCAGGAGGACTAATCATGGCGATCATTGCAGGCTACGGCGGCGTATTTACCCTGAACTTTCAAACTGGTGGCGCCGTTAGTCACCCGGCTAAGAACATCACAATCTCGTCAAGTCGCAGCAGTCTTGACGTTACAACCATTGCCGACTTCCAAGAGAAGCGCGCACCGGGACGATTCTCCCGTACCGCTACGTTTGACATCATGGCAAGCAATTCCACAACCGATGACGCGCTTCGGTTGCACATGAAGCCCACCACACTTGCAACAGCAGTGGCTGTAAGTGTTGCGCTGTCGTTTACCGACCAAGGATCGATTGCCTACACCATGACCGGGCACTTGACTAGTGCTACTCGCACCGATGATGGCACTGGGCCCGGAATGTGGTCTCTTACTCTTGAGGAAGCCTGATGCCATTTGACCTGTCCCAACTGATCGCCAAGCCGCGCACAGTCAATGTGCCTGGTGTCGGCGTTGTCATGGTGCGCGAGCCGACCATGGCGGATTACGCTCGCGCACCGGCTGACCCGTACTGGTGGGGCGCTTGCATCACTTGCACCGATGGCAGTCCGTTCGTCGTCAACCACGCCGAACTAGGAAACATCCGCGCAGAACTTTGCTCGGCTCTGCTGGAGGAGATCAATAAACCCTCGCGCCCTACTCAAGCGCCGAGCGCAGGCTCTGGCGCATTGCAGATGGGGAACGAAGGATGATGATGCCAGCAAACATTGCCGCAACCGAACTGACCACACTGGAGCGGTGCGAATGGTTGCTTACGGCCTTGGTTGTCAACACATTGCAGCAACCACCACAACGCTGCATCCCTTGGCTAAAGGCGGAACACTATGGCAGATAAGAGCATGAAGGCTGTCATCCGCGCCGAAGTAGACCCGTCGGGCGTCATCAAGGGCGTTGCGGCTACTAATCGCGAGCTGCAGAAGTTGAACAGCAAGACGAGCGCCATCGCCATCGGTGCATCCTTTAACATGGCGCAGCAGGGCTTCCAAATTCTAATGCATGCGTTCCAAATGATCGACCGCCGCATGCAGGAGATCACTGCGCTGAGTTCGCGGTTCTCTCCGGAAGCGCAGCGCGGAATCATGGAAACCACCATGGCGAAAATCAATGACGAGATCAAGTACGCCAAGGCATTTGGGCCCGACGTAGCCGGTGCGGAGCGTGCGAAACGCTCTGGAATGGAGGCACGAACTGCTGCAGACTTGGCATCTGCTGGCAGTGGGCAAATTGCGTTTACAGAGTCAATGAAGCAGTCTGGCGAGAGCTTGTGGAACAAGATGATTGATGGGGTGATGATGACATTTACCGACCCAGCAAAGGTGTTCAGTTGGGAAGGTATGTCGAACGCCCTGAGTAACTTTGGTTTGGGTATGGGTACATCCGGACAAGAGGCAACCAGGGGAATGAGCGACAACCCGCGCCGTGATGAACAAGTATTGATTGAAATCAATAGAACTCTAAAGGGTGGTTCTTAATGGGTAGTTTCAGCACCATCGAACTTGCAGGCAGTCGCTCGTACGAACTCGGATCAATTCCGGGCGAATCGGCAATGCAGATCGTTTACCTGGTCAAGTGGACTGCGGCAACGACTGAAACGCCAACCGAACAACAAGTGCTGGCGGCATGCCCGAAGCCGAACGCCCGAATCAATTCCGGCATCTACGGCGCTTACGCTTACCTGAAGACCATGGTCATTCGCTCGGTTGACATCCAACCGATCCGCGAACAGGCGTACCACTACCGCGTGACCGTCCGCGCCACCACCCGCGAATACGGATTTTCCGATCAGACTGACTTTTGCCAGTGCACCCGCGCTACGGTGGTGCGTTCAACTGCGCTGTACCGCAAGGGTGCTGCGCTTGCTACCGACGGCACGGTGACGTTTTCCGGAGCAAGCGATATCGGCGGCACGAAGGTCGACTGCAACGGCAAGGCAAAGGCATACGACGTCCCGCAGCAACTGGTAACGATTGAAACTCAATACGATC